AGAGTTTATGCTTACTAATGAGCAAGCAATGAACGATTTGCAAGCTGCAAATTGGTTCCGCAAGATTAAAACGTTCATTAATGTTTGGTCTAAAGTCGGCAATCTGCGATTAGCCAAGTTGTATTACGATATTAATTTAGGTAAATTCTCTGGAATCAAACCTTCACAAGAAAATATCGACAGATTCAACAAACTGTATGGTAATACTGGTGCAGGATTCGAGATTAGGGGAACCAAATTCGATACAATACCTACTAGATCAGATTATGATAATATTGTCAAAGGTCTTACTTACGCAGCTGTTACAATGCAGGTGCGCAGGTTTACTGATAAGAAAGGTTTGTCAAATATATTTATGCATGTTGACAAGGTTGATCTCGATAAATTACGCCAATCCTGTAAAGGTAAAGGTAGTGCTGTTATGGATGAAATTTATCAGAAATGGGATATATTTGCTAAGGACATTTATAATCAACTTAGAGATATGTCTGTTAAATTCAAGCAGCAACAGGAAGATGAAGAAAATAAAGAAGCTGAAGAGCCGAACAAGAACACAGATATCGGAGAGCATACGAAAGCTTCGTACGAGGTATCTTTGTATGATAATGCTCCAGCTGCTGTTAAATTCTTCTTTAGAACTTTGCCGCAGTACGTGTATAATACAGATGGTAAAATTGTTCTGAAAAAAGAGCCTCTTACCGGTTTCCCAAGATTTAATGACGGTAAGTTTGTATGGAATATCATTTCAAATGATTTACATGCTTGTAATTCAATCCAGCAGATGAAGTAGGAGATCGATAGAAGATCTGCTAACGATTTAATGTATTTCGCTCTTAAGACACAGTTTGATAAACTAATAAAAAACAGTAAGAGTGAGGACCATGCTGTAGCAATGGATGCTGAAGTGCTGCTTACATAGTTATACGTTACTGTACACTCACACATCCACGATTTCTTGACAATTAAAACTAATCAGTTAGATGGTGGTGGTAACTCAGTAAGCATTGTAGACAACACTGTTGATGTTAAAGCAAGAACGCTTCCTAACATGTGGGGACAACAATTAATGCGCGGTAATATATTCACGTATCAGAAAGATGGAAATGTTGCATGGAAAGAAAACGGTCAGAAAACTTTAACTTAGCTGATCAACCGATTTGAAAATATCAAAGACAGCTTGCTTAACAATAAACCTTATAATCCAAAAGGTGATCAAGAATATGATATCAATACTCCTGAAGGAATAGATAAGATAAAGAGCGACATTGTATCACTGTTTGGCATGCTTGGTGTTACTGTAGATAAAGGCACTATCAATCAAATGTTGAAAGATCCTGATTATGGCAACAACGAAACGTCAGAATTATCTAAGCTTACGCAGTTTGTAGCAAGCACTAAGAAATTTGGTGGATTTACAGGATTTATCAATTAGCTTAGAGGTCTTAAAGATAACGCTGATGTTAGAGGATTGAATGGTATGAAGAAACGTGTTGGTGATAAAGAAGAGTTTGTGCGTACTCAAGATCTTTATCAGCAAAGTGGTTTCATTAAAGAACTCGCTAACAACTATGTTCAATGGCACAACAATTCGGATGAGATGATTAGTTATGCTGCTGGAGGAAACCTGCTGTATCCTAAATCGCAAAACAATTTCTTTACTGATAGAGTGAGCGAGTTAAACACAGATGTAGAAGTATCCAAGCAGCTTAGAAGAGTTCCGTACAGTGAGCCTTCTTTGATCCTTAGTCAGTTACTGGACACTCGTACCAAATTAAAAGTATCTACGTTCGTAAACTTCAAAACTTCACAGTACGCAGATACAGGAAGCGACTATTTTGATATCACTGCTAAGGAGGATTACATTGCGAAGTTGACGCTTACAACAAACGATCATCTGATTTCTCCTACTGTAGCTGATAAGAAAACGTATCATGCAATTAGTGGGTTGAAGTTGTTCCACGGAAAGATTGAAACACAAGCAGATAAAGGTATTGTGCATATGCAATTTGACGATAGAGCTGTTGATCAATTCTTATTGTATGCTAAAGCTGACCTTGCGGCTGCTACTCAATGTATTCAACAGCTTGAAGGATATACTGACGACGAAGGAATATACCATGCTCCTATTGATGATGACTAGAAGGTCAAAAATTATCACACCAAAGCAAAGTACAAAGATAGCAAAGGTGTAACACACGAAGTAGAACCTAACGGTACCAGATTTAGATTTCTTACCGGTATATACAAGTGGCAGAAGATTGACGGCAAGATGCAAAAGGTGTTCATAGACTTTACAGATCCTCATAAATCTTCTAAAGAACTAATTGATTTAGCTAAACGTGAATTCTTCGATCTCGATATTAAAGCCCAGCGCTCAATCATCAACGATTTAATTCAAGAGCGCGTACAAGATGAATTGAAATATGCTACAGAACTCGGTGTTATTGAGAAGAATGGCAGATTGTATTCATCAGAACTGATTGACAAAGCTCAGATAAGCAATAGCGCTAGAAACTATTACAAAACAATAGATGGTTCACGGGAGCTTAATGAAGCTGAAAGGAATCATTATGCTATCATGGAACTCATTGCTAATCATTGCATTAACACAATAGTTTCAGTAAACGAGATAGAGCGTGTGTTCAGCGGTGATCCTGCATTCTACAAATGGACATACAACGAGCATGGGTTAGTCGAAAACAGCATCGATAAGATCAAACGTCTTGGTGCATTGACATCTACCGGAGAGAATAACCGTACCGATATTGAAGGTATTCCTCAGAACTACACAGTTTGTGAGTTCCAAGATTATGAAAAAGGTAGTGATATCTATCTTAACACGATCAAACCGTATTGGTATACTGGTAGCTTGATTTCTTCAGTAAGACAGTTACATGGTGAAGACGCATTGTTCAATGAAGATGGTTCAATGTATACTCAAGAACAACTTGAAGAGAAGTATCCTGATGCCGTCAAGTATGCTGAAATTGCAACCGAGAAAGAGGCTGCCGGTTACGCTAAAGATATCAATGTTGCAGATGCTGCAGTGTATGTATCAGTAGATATGTATCGCAACATGATGCGTCAGATTGGTGAATGGGGTATAGAACAAGAAGAAGCATATAACTTATTGCAGTCTGATGATAATGTGTGGGCATATTCTCCACGAGATGCAGCAAAGGTGCGTAATGCGTTCTTAAAACCGTTGAAGTATATGGCATTCGGTAATAGAATTCAGAATGGTCTTTCTGTTCCGTACTTTAACAAAATGGCATTGTTCCCGGTATTTGAGTATGTTGCCACTGGTGATATGAAAGCTGTATACGATCTTATGAAAGAACGTGGAGCTGACATGGTTATGTTCAACAGTGCTGTTAAATCTGGTTCATAGAATGCGCAATCGTTCTATGGTGAAGACGGTAATGTGCAAGACTTCAGTAAGTTCACAACTTATCAGCAAGATTTCAAGTATCTCCGCCATCAGTTGAAGACAGATCCTCATGAACATGAATTGTCAATGCTTGGTACTTAGATGTAGAAAGTTGTTCTTTCTAACTTAGGCCTGAAGATGCAATATGGTAAAGAAGGAGAGAAAGTAACCGGTCAATACATCAAGGAACAGGTGTTTGCTTCTATGAATGCTATATCAGATTACGGTAGGGCCGAAGTGCAAAAAACGCTGTGTAATGAAGACGGCACAATCAATGAAGAGAAGTTTGCTAAAACACTTCGCGAAGAAGCTGAAACACAAGGAGCAAATGATAACATGCTAAATGGTTTAGCCACTCAAAACGGTAAGCTTACTATACCATTGTCTGCATTATCTAATACAGGGTGGTTAGAGAGTAGAGAGATATCGTTCATTAATAAGCATACTGTAGATTTAAATCTTCCCGGTGGTTCGTTCATTCAGAGATCTGCATTTGGTATCGCAAATAGAGACCTTAGATATAAGACTGAAAGAATGCTTAATGATGGTTAGCCGTTGAAACTAATCAATGAAGAAGGTAGTATGGATGCGATAATCAGTATCAATATGTTTAAACATATTATACCTGATTACAACAAAAAGACATTCTACCAAGCTAGACAATGGTTGATAGAGCATAATATAATCGGCAAAGAAGCTAATGCAAACTCTGTTGGTTATCGTATTCCTACACAGTCTCAGGCATCTATTTCAGCACTTCGCTTTGTTGATGTTCTTCCAGAAGTTATGGGTGATACAGTTGTTCTTCCTGAAGAGTTTACAAAACTTACCGGTTCTGACTTCGACGTTGATAAGTTGTTTATATCTAGATTTGCTTACGATAAAGAAGGTAATATTGTTCAATTTGATCATTCTAAGTCACACATAGAGAACTCTAAGGAAGCTAATGGTAATAATCTTATAGATTGCTTCCTAAAAGTATTGCTTACTAAGGAACACACTAACGATCTAAAGATTTCAATCGATAATGATACAGAGAATGTAAAAACTGTATTAGCCGATATTGAAAGTTTGAAGAAGGAATCTCACGTGTTACCGTTGTAGCAATACTCTCCTAAGTATCAATCGGAGAAGAAAGAGGAATATACAGGTGGTAAAGCTGGTATTGGACCATTTGCATTGAATAATGCTCATCATGTACTTACTCAGCTTACAGACTTAAACTTCGCAAATAATGCGCTTACTGAAGCTTGGGGCATTACTAGTCTTAGTAAGGTATTTGATGATGTTGATCAGAACCGCGACGGTAGTAGAAAACGTGTACTTAGTTGGCTGTCTGCAATGATCAACGCGTTCGTAGATATTGCTAAAGATCCGTACATTGTACGTTTGAATGTCAATTCTTATACTTACAACATTGCATCATTCTTGTTGCGTACAGGTAAGGGTGAGAACACATTCTATTTCCTTAATCAACCTATCATGATTGATATTGCAAATGAAGTACTCAAGACTAGAGGTAAGTATGGTGTAGACCAGCACATGTCGCAAAGTTAGAGAGAAGAAGCTGCAATACAGAAGGTTCTTATGAAGTATGATTACAATGCTAATAAGAAGTTATACGAAAACGTAAAGACTGATAAACAGAAAGCTGATGTTTACGGTAAGTTGTTCGATAAAGACTTCTTACGTAATATGATGATGCATCCTACTAATGAGAATCAGATTTACATCTATCAAGCGTTCTAGGAATTAAACAGGTATGCACAAGCAATGTCTGATCTCGTTAAATTCTCAAAGATTGATACAAAGAAAATGGGTAAATCTTTTGCGGAACAACGTGTATACGATAATGGAATGTCGGAACTTGCACGCAACGAGCTGTTTGCTCCAGGACAAGTACAAAGATTCTATGATGAAACATTCTTATCTGTAAAGAGACGTAATAGTATTCATCTTGGCAGAGACTTGTTTGCTAGTCAGCTAATTCGTAATACATACCAAGTAATGACTGTTGCAGATAACATATTATCTTAGATCAACAGATCGTCTACAGCAGATGCTAACTTGCTGAACGTTGTTTATAGAGCAATCGAGTCTTCGATAAAATCACAGTTCTTCAATCAACGTATGGCTAAGAGAGGGATAACAGCAAGAGATCTGTTCTACGGTGATAAGTCAATAGCTAATAAATTAGCAGATATCAAACAACAGATTTATTCTGGTCAGTTAAAAGGTATGCTTGATCAAGATGGTGTTATTACTAACAAACTTCTTGAATATTTGATGTCTAATTCAGGTAAGTTTGAGAAGTCGTATGAAAAACCAGACTTCCTTGATACTTACTCAATGTTCGACAGCGATGTGTCAGATCAGAATACACTAATTGATAGCTGGTAGGAATTGTATGATAGCAATATTCCTGAGTTGCATAACTTAGCAGAAGACTTAATTGATTACTCGTTCCTTACTTCTGGTGATAATCCTGGTATGAACACATTCTTTAATTACTTGCCTATTGATATACGTAGACGTATTGGCTACGCTGAGTATATCGGTAACGCAATGGAATCATTGAATGATCCTACTAAAGTATCGTAGGTTAGCATCGATGACATATACTTAAATAACTGGCAGAACGATGCACTCGTCAAACCTGTAGCTTATACAGTATACGATCAGAAAATAGACAGTGATGCCGAGACTGGCGAGAGAGGATTAGTGAATAAAAAATACAATTTTGTAGGTGTTCTTAGTAAATATGCGTTACCTGATTAGAAGTATCCTGTATTAGAAGCTTTATCTGGTGTAAGAGACGCATAGAATCCTCAATTCGATATCAAACCGATTAAATGGGTATAGGTTACTAACGAACTGACCGGTAAAACTGTTAGCAAACCGGTATTCCCTAAATACATCAAGATTAAGTATACTCAGCAGCGTACTCCTAGCAACACTCTTGTCTACCAGCAGATTGGTTAGATAGAGATCTATAACAGAGAGACTAGAAATAAGGAATACAAACCTGTATACATGATAGTTAATAAGAAGGGATACAATATGCAAGGCCATAAGATCATTGAATACGGTAGAAGTGATAAATATTCATTTAACAATTTCCCTGTTTCAATGAATGCTCACGATGCTATGGCTGCTGTTGGACAACAATTAGCTAAAATGTATCCAAACTGCGAATTATCATTGTTGGAACGTACCGGTGATATATGGGAAGATACCGACAATGAAGAGACACAGTATGGTACTAAAACAGAAACTCAAGCGTCACTCAGAAAAACATACGAAGGTATTATAACTGAGCTTGCAGACAACCAAGTATTCGTATTCGGTAGTAATACTGAAGGCAGACATGGTAAAGGCGCAGCGTTAACCGCTAAAGACAAATTCGGTGCAGTGTATGGTCAAGCTGAAGGTGCGCAAGGCCAATCTTACGCCATCATCACTAAAGATCTTACATCTAAAACACAACCTTCTAGAACCAAAGAATAGATTGAAGAGCAGATTAATAAGTTCTACGATTATGCACAGTAGAATCCCGAGAAAGAATTCCTTGTAGCATACTCTGGTACAGGAACTAATTTGAATGCTTATTCTAATTAGGAGATGGCTCAGATGTTCGCAAGTACTAGCATTCCTTAGAATGTGGTATTTGAGAAATCGTTCAACGATTTGGTCGAAAAAGAACTTGATGCAAGACTTGCTAATGAAACCCAAGAAAAGCAACTAAGTCAAGCTGCACAAGATGCAATTAAATAGGTTGGATAGGCTAATGTTGATCAGACGGTCAAAACTATGTAGAGCGATGATTCGCAATTCACATAGTCTGAAAAGAAATCTATCAAATCTATACTTGGAGATATCAAACCAAGAGTATTGGTTGCATCAGAGACCACAGATCCTGTATTCCATGTTAAGAAGATCAAAGAGATGGTAGAAGAAGAGATGAAGAAACCACCATTAGAACGTAAGTTCCACATGATGTATCTAATCACTAAACATGACGGTCTGCCTCTTAAGGAGTTGGCTAAACTTCCTATCAAGAAGTATTACCACTTCAGTATTACTTCACTTGGTGGTACAAAGTACGAACCGGGTGTAATGAAGACTGATGATATGCTCGATAGAATTGAAGCTTTAATTAAAGATAAAACTCTTGATCCAAATCTGATCACAATTCGTATAGATCCTATAATACCAGGAGTTACTAATTCCGATGATATTAGACACATAGTTGAACGTGCTAGTAAAATGGGAATTAGGCAGTTTAAGTTCAGTGTGATGGATTCTTATGGCTATACTGAGAACGGTGGTAAAACGCAAAGTCAGCAAGACAGATTCATCATTCAAAGAATGTCCGAGCTCGGTTATGACTGGGATACTTATTACGGTAGAAATAAAGACGGTATCGTTAATTTTGATGCTAAACCTGAGATTATATCTCAAGTATATCATTATATGGATTCTTTAGCGGATGAATTTAAAATATGGTTCAATACCTGTGGTGAAAGACCTAGGTTTATAACAGGTCTTAAACACATCAGAACAGATGTTGGATGTATTAGCGTAGATTCAATGAATGCTGCTATGGGTACAAATGATATAGCTAATGTAGAAGGTAATCAGAGAAAAGAATGTAGTTGCTACGGTCTTAAGAGCGATGCTTTGAGATATACCGATTCTTGTGCTTCAAGCTGTATATATTGTTATGCTAAACATAATAGTAATTCTGCAATGAAGTATTACAATGAAGATGGCACACTTAAAAACAACGCGTTTACTCAGACTACCGAATCAACACAACAGAACAGTAAGCAAAGCGATATTGAATTGTGGTCTGAAAAAGAAGGCTGGTCTGCTGAGTATTTCAATGATAAGGTTCTACCTAGAGTACAGGAAGGTTGGCAAATGGAATTTAAACTCGCAGACGATCAGAACGGTCCGTATAAATTCCGTGGAACAATGAATTACAAATACGGTAATCAGTCTAGAGAAGGCATCAAATCAACATCTACAATAGATGCGATTCTTGCCGGCGAGCGTACAGCTACAACAAGATTTGAATCTGATGGAGCTGTTGATTACTGGAAGAGTGCTAAGGTTGGCGATGTAATTCAATTCTATACCGGAGATAAAACAGTAAACGTTGTTGTAACATCGGCTTTACAAAAGCTGACAGATAAGTATCCTTTGTTAGCTTCAATTCAGACTGGATCAGATAATACAATCGATGTGTGGAGCGGTTCTAAAGAGCATGGTCCTTCAAATGCCGCTCTAAGTAACTTTGCATACAGACCGTTTAGCCACCAATGGAAAGATGGCTCTAGAACGCAATTTAGTTCCGTAGAACAAGCTTTCTAGTACGTTAAGGCTAGATACTATTCTGATGCAAGTAATGAGCAAATACAGGCTATATTAAGCGAAAACAACGGTACTAAGCTGAAACAACTTGGTAGAAGTGTTCCTGGTCTTAAGAGTGAACAGTGGAACGCTACTAAGGAGAAGTTCATGAAAGCATTCATTAAAGAATCAATGCTAGCTAATCCTACCTCACTTAATCTGCTGTTGTCTACTGGTAATGCTACTATCACTCATGTAAATGATAAAGGTGAATACAAAGTTCTGTTCCCAAAAGTACTTACTGAAGTAAGAAATGAATTACGTAATATACAACAGCAAGGTAAAGTGAAAACTGTATATCAAGGTAGAACTACAGCGCAAGATAATCGTAGATACAATTACTACACACTGTCTAGTAAAGAGGCATCTGATTATGGTACTGTTACTCAGTACACTGTAAACACTGACGGTTTCTTGCAAGTATACAATGGCGTTTTCGCTACTCAGTAGTTTGTAGACTTACAAAAAGAATTCTATAAGACAGAAGGTAAATACTTCGATGTGCTTGATAATTCAGAAGAAGGATTAGAAAGACAGCGAAGATTCTTCTAGTTTGTAGAAAGCAAAGGATACAAAGGACTGGATTTCATAACCAACAACAACAGCGTATTGACATCTGATCAAGGTAAGTTTTAGAACGCATACTTGGTATCGTTCAATCAAGATTCGTATATGTTACATTCTGGTGGCGCAATCGGTTCTGATACTATGTGGAGCTAGATTGGTAAACAGATGGGCGTTCTTAGTGATTCTGGAATCAATCATTATTATCATGGAGAGAAGACGCCAAACGGAAACGTTGAGATTAGCCAAGAAGATTATGATGAAGGTAAATATAAAGTAGCGTAGGCTGCTAAAGCAAACTATGGCTACAACTATGGCACAATGAAGAATGATCTTCTTATAAGAGATTGGTCTCAAGTAAAACACGCTGATGCGGTATTTGCTATTGGGCATCTTGTAAACAAGGGAGAGAGTTTGTTTCCAAATCAAAAGAACGATACAAGAATTGCACGAAAGCAAGCCGTTCAAGGTGGAACCGGTTATGCAGTTGAGATGGCTATTCAAGAAGGTAAACCTGTATACGTATTCGATTAGAATTCAAAACAGTGGTATAGTAATTTAAACGGAGAATGGTCAGAATGCTCTACGCCAGTACTTACTAAGAACTTTGCCGGTATTGGTACTAGAAATATCAATGCCGATGGTGAACAAGCTATTAGAGACGTATATACTAAGACTCTCGAATCAAATGATGCTGCTGAAGAATCTGCTCGTGAGCAAGGATTTGATGATTGGTTGAAAGATATGGATAAAGAAGGTGAGAGAGTAAGAAAAGAATGTAATGGAGGAGAATAATTATGGCATTATTTTGTCCAAATTTTAGTAACAAAGAAGTAAAGAAAGAGTTCAATGAACTCGTAGATGCAGTTGGAGAAAATGCTGCATATTATCTCTGGAATGAAAACAACGGTTATAGTTTAGACAAGGCCCCTAATGGGGCTTCGTCTAAGCTGTTTTCAAGCCTTCTAGAGCATTATAATGGTGACCGTAGACTAGCTATCATACAGAAGGCTAAAACTTACTCACAGGGCTTTAGAAACTGGTTTGGAGACTGGGTTAAAATTCAACAATAGGTAATTGGTGAAGGCGGTAAAAACGCATTTACAGGCGTTAGTACCGTTGTCGATTCTAATGGTGAACCAATGATTGTTTATCATGGCACAAATACTGTGTTTGATGAATTTAAGCATATTAATGCTGGTGATACTACCGGTATAACTGTGTATACTGATAAAAGAACAGGTGAACAATTTGAATCAGATAGTAATAATGTATTTTTCTTCTCTTCAAAAAGAAGTGTTGGGGAATCTTATGCTAGATTAGCAGTGCATAAAGATTTACTGCGTTTACACATGCAAGTCAATTCTTTGATTGGAACTTTTGCTAAAGGATCCGCTAGTATTTCACTAGACTATTTCAAATCATTTGAAGATTTTTGTACCACATTAAACAAGCTGTCTAAATTTAGTCCTAGATTTACAGCACTCGCTAATTATATCAGATAGTAGAGATATAAGTAGCAAAGACTTACACAAAAAGAAGTTAATGCTGCAAGACAAATGTTTATACAAGTACGTAAGAAACTTGAAGAACTTACAGATCAATGGTTTTTTTCTTCACAAGATTCGTGGAATAATGTGTTTGAGGATGACCAAAAGTTTCTTGATGAGTACAACAGTAAAGAAGGAGCCAGAAGATTAAAAAACGGTGAGATACCGAAACAAATATCTGATAGATTGTATTCACGAAGAGATTTTTCAAAAACGGATAAGAATACAGATCCTGATAACGAATATATGTATTGGGACGAGAATTCGAAATCTTGGAGATACCATGATGACGATGAAACACTTTAGTTTTCTAATGGGCTGAATGGTTATTATGATACAACAATATTATATAATCATGATGAAGGGTTGTATGTTTCAACATAGAATGGAGTGCATACAAAATTATCATAGATGACTGTACCTCAAATATAGAATTTGCTGTCCGATTTATAGCAGACACTTAATACTTCAAAAAAGAATCTTGCTGAAGTAGATCAATACAACATATATTCAGATAATATGTAGCTATACCCGTGTTACTTAAATGTTAGAAATCCTCTAGATTTTGACTACGAAGGAACTAGTATGGGTGGAGGATTTAAAGGTGGTAACTACCCATTTGGCTACGTTGCCGCTAGACAAGTTAAACGAGCAATGCAGCAATAGAATGATGGTGTCATATATCGTAATATTTAGGATCCTTACTTAGCGGATAATTATGGTGTATTTAATTCATAGTAGGTAAAATCTATTGAAAATAACGGTAGATTTAATCCAAACGATCCAAATATACGACATCAGATATCAACACTTAGGCATTTTCAAGAATGTATGTCTGCGTTTGATAACGCCGTAAAGAACCACGATTTAAATCAGTATAAAGTATTCTTACAAAATAAACAAAAGCAGCTCGTCAACGGACTAACTATTGAACTGCAGTAGCTGTATCCTGAAGTAGAACTTAACTTCCATGAAACAGGTATTGTCGGTGAAGATTCCAATGTAAAAGGTAGATACAATGCTGAATCTAGAGTGATAGATGTTGTTGAAATACTTGCTACAGAAGACACTATTCCTCATGAGTATGCTCACCACTTCATACAAGTATTCCGTAACTCCAAATTGGTACAGGAAGCATTAGATGTGTACGGTGATGAAGAAGCGCTTGTACAAGCCATTGCAGAACAATCAATAAAGTAGAAAGGTAAAGCCTGGGGATGGTGGAATAGATTCGTAGATTGGCTCACTAACATATTCAAATCCACAGATGCAAGAACCAAAGCCCGTATCAGAAGAGTTCTTACTAATGCATTCTTAACTAGAGAAGACTTGATGCAATACGGTGCAGCTGAAGAAGTCAAACTTACAGACAATGTACATTATAGCCGTGTAAATGTTGATACAGTAGAAAAGCTTGTTAGAGATATTAAGTCTGGTGCAGAGAGCCGTTTGAATACATTAAAGCATTATAAAGTAAGAAACCCACGAAGTGAAGAGGCTGTATCAAGACTCATAGATAAGCTGCAGATTGCAGATAACATTCAGAATGTTATGGATTTCATATCACACGTTGAAAATACTATTAAAGACGCTGAAGAGTTTACTTCAAGAAGTCTTGATTAGATATCATCAAAACAGTTAGTACAGCTTAAACACGATTATCTTGATTTCTACAAACCTCTACTTGAAAACGCTAAGTATCTTATGACTGTTGGTGCATTAGGACCGTAGTTTGCTGATCGTGATTCTGTAGAATATAAAAATCTCACTACTATCATTAATGCGTTAGACTGTGTTGGTATGAAGTACGACTGGCTACTTAAACAGTACTCTAGAAAATTCTTAATAGACTACGCAACACAGTCTGGTAATCCTATGATTAATCAACTAATTGATTGGCTAGACGATCCTAAGAACGATGTTAGCTGGTTAGGTTGTTGGCTTGGACAGAATTCAACTTCATCAAGCGAAGTTATCAGAATTTGTGAAAACATCGTTAGAAATATCAAGAATAAGACTGATAGAAACACGTTTGAAGTCGGTACAAGGCTTGTTAATTTACTTGCTAAAGCTAGAAAAGATTACGGTCACGATGTTATGAAGCTGTTCTATGAGAAAGATAGGAACGGCAATTCCACAGGGTATTATATACGAGAACGTAACTATGGTCAAATGTATCAAGATATTACAGAGTATGCTGATAAACAACTTGCAGATCTTGGCGTTATTAAAGATCAAGATGGTAATTACGACTTTGCAGATTTTGAAACTAAGCGTGAATTCAATCGTAGAATGAATAACTTCTATTCTACTCATTGCATAAGACGTTATAAGGCTGAATACTACAATTTGAGAAACGAATTATCAGAATAGACTATAACAGCGTTAGACAACATTCAAAAAGAAATAAACTATATCATGGATCGATATAAGAAAGATGATATATTTTTGAGTTCTGAGATGACTGACGAGGATAAAGCTCAGTTCGAATCTTTACTTAAAGCTAAAAACGCATTATATAGTTTATATTACAGTGACGGTAGCAAGAAATCTGGTACAGACTTGTAGATTGCTGAAGAATTATCAGAGTTCAGAGAGGCTACACGTTACAGACTTAATTACAAACCAGATATGGATAAGTTTAATAAAGCTTATATGATGGTTTTAAGTAAGTATGGAGATGGTAGTAAAGAGGCTATTGATTGGATGAGATACAATACTGAAGAAGTTTATTCTCAAGAATTCTATGATGCTATTGATAGTGGTACTAGAGATCTGTATGAATCAAATGATCAGTACAAAGAACTGATGAAGAAACGCCAATAGTTACTTAGCCAATTCAGAATAACCGGTACTCAACGTGAATATGAAGATCTGAATCCTCAATAGGAAAGAATGCTTAACGACCTTGATGCACAGATTGAATATTTGAAAGCTGAGATACTGCTTGATGCCAAATCTAACGGATTTAAAGGCAGTAAAGAAGCGTTTGAATCATTCAAAGAATTTGCTGAAGTAGCAACAACTGCACAGTATCGTAGAGACTATGCGAACGCTAAGAGTCTTGGTGAAGAAGAATTCCAAAAATGGTATGATAGAAATCACCACGAGAACGGACGTGGACAAATGGTACCTTAGAGTAGATACGTATATATTAGACCTAATGCTAAGTATTATAGAAAATACACAAGGTTAAAACCTGGTAAATTCTTCTCTGAACTTGACATGAGCTCTCAATTAGCCGATCCTGAATTTATACAAAATGGAGAAGCATATCAACCTAAATGGGGTATGTATGATAACTCTAAACAGTTTAATAAAATTGAAGGTTCCGCTCTTGAATTGTATAAAGCCTTACTTGATGCAAAAGAAGAGTCTGATAAAAAGATAACATTCTTGGGTAACACCAATAAATACAAGATGCCTCAAATTGAAGCTAGAGATAATATAGTTCTCAATCGAGGTCTTAAGACAAAAAGTCTTGGCAAATCGTTGAAGTATATATTTAAGCGTAGCATTGCTGTACGTGATCAGGATGAGGATTATAATGGTATAAACAAAAAGCAGTTTAGACCTGATGGTTCTCAAATTAAACTTGTTCCCACAAGATATCTTAGAATGCTCGACGATCCTTCAAAGATATCATCAGATGCTGTTGGTTCTATGATTCAATATTACGAAATGGCAGAGAATTATAAGAACACATCTGAAATGTAGAGTGATCTTGAATCACTGCTTGATTATGCCAAACTAGTTACATCTGAAGATTCTCGTATGACTTAGAAACTTCAAACTTTACTTGAAAGAAACATGTATGGACGTAAGACTGATAAGCTCAATAAGGATGGTGGTCGCATTGAGTGGAGTAAAGTTTCTAGTCAAGCTTATAACTACATATCTAAAGTAAACTTGGGATTAAACCCAGCTGTAGCTACAACCAACTACGCAACCGGTTAGGTATACACTACTCTAGAATCTACTTACGGTAGATACTTCGGCAAAGACGATTTAGCTTTCGCTGAATCAGAGATGTTACGTAATTGTGGTATTATATTCAATATAGGTAGAGCTAAGAGCAGAAACAAGGTTGTTATGCTTATGTAGATGAACCAGATAAGTAGAACAAATAACGAAACGTTCGAACGACTAGATCAGTATTGGGTAACAAGAGCCGTGCAACAACACGGTATGTTTGCTGGTTTATCAGCCGGCGACTTTACGGTTAAGTCACAGATATTACTTAGTGTGTACAGTAACTATAGATTGATTGATGGAAAATTCATTCCTAAGAGCTAGTTTAAAGGCGATAAAAAGTAGTGGAAGGAAGCCACTAGACTTTATGATGCATATGAAGTCAAAAATGGTGAACTAGTTGTTAAGGATGAATACAAAGACTTTGTTAACGAACGATTAAAAAATAACGTTGCAAACAAGATTGAAACTATCTGTAATAAGGTTGATGGTATGTTGTCTGATACAGATAAATCACAATTATATTCAAACTGCTTTGCAAGATGGTTGCTGATGCACCGCGGATTTATGGTAAATAATGTTGAAGATTTGTTTAAGGAAGAACAATTCAATTATGATACCGGTGAAGTTGAAACTGGAATTGCTAGATCAACCTGGAAAGCAATCAAAAGTCTGTGGAATAAAGATATCACACTTACTGAAGACAACAAATACGGTGCTAGAAAAGTAGCCACAGAAGTTGGTGTTGTTGCTTTGATGTCTATACTTAGTACATTCTTAATTAGTAAGATTGCTGATGACAACAAACGTAAATATTGGTGGCAATTCGTGAATTACATTTGGATCCGCTGTGGATTTGAAATGAGTGCTAAGTATAACCCATATGAGTTATTAGCAATTCTTGATTCTCCTACTGCAGGTAAATCGACTTTGTAGAACGTGCTTCACTTTGCTAAATTGTTATTTCCATCAACATACTTCGATAAGAAGCACTCACCAGCAAAGAAAGTAGAAAAAGGCCCGTATAAAGGTATGCCTTAGATTGAAAAGGACTTGATACAAGTCACGCCTTTCCACAGTGTGGTAGAGTAGACTAATACACACGCTATCATTCAAAAGAAGAAGAACCAAGAATACCAATTAAGTTATTAATACTTTTCGGTTTTTGCTGGTTACGTTTTTCACAGACAGAAACCAAAAGCAAAAAAAGAAGCCTAGTAGTAATCAAACTACTAGGCTTTATTTGTTATTCCTCATAAGGATAGTAATCTTCTTCAGGAGAAGTTGCTGTAACTGGTTTACCGAGTTGTTGAAATGGCGAAAGAACTCGGTTTATTAAATCATCATCTTTACCAGACCAAAAGTCTAATATCTTAACTATAGACTTGTTATCCTTTAAAAGACAACCGTTTTTTAATTGGTTGATATCCTTATTTAAAACAACAAATGAATATATCCTATAATGTTCTTTATTAATCACGATATGTCTAATGTTGTGTAGACTATTTAATTCTTTAAACTTAATAAAAGTATTCAAAGATGGTTTTGTATTAACTACTTTATAAAGTAAGAACACATGATTGTTTAAATATGGTCTGTTCTTATCTGTAGTATATGCGTTTACAAAACCGGTATCTTCGGATAAATCATTTTCGGTTATTTTATCGTCAATTAATGGAACAATGAATTTGCTAACTTCATTTATCATAACTCTTCAACTCCATCACCATTAATATATTCTAATGAATGATCCCATTGATTTGTTTTGATATGTTCTGAAATTTTTTGTAATGAGTTTGAAATAATATCAAGACTCTCTGAGATTTTACTCTCGTTGCTTAACATGTCAAATACACGTATTTGTCTGTCAGCATCTTTTCCTATAGCTATGATATATGCTTCAAAGTCATATTCTTCTGAATTTAAGTTCAATACTTCTTGCATATACCATTGTATTGCTAAGCTATAATAAGCAATTTGTCTGTAGTAGTTGAATGTATCTACTGAATGTTTAAAATCGTATACATTACCAGTTGTCTTTAAGTCGATTAAGATAATCTTCTTATTAACATGGTCAAAGCATACTCTATCCAATAGTGATTTACATTTAACTCCAAATTTTTCTACTTCCCAGTTAATATGAAATTCGTTGTGAGTCTCAAATGTAGCCGGTAAGTTGTATAACAATTCGTTTGCCTTCTTGTGGGCTTTAAGGTTGGCTTCAATCTTTTTTAATCCGTTAAGATCTGCGTAAGAGATAACGAATTTATCATCTCGATTTTCTATATACTTAATGTACCCCTGATATGTTTCAACTAGTTTTTTAGCCTCATCCAGTTTTACATTGTCAGGTTTACTGTTACTATACGCAGAATTATATACTTGTAATAGTATTTTATCTTCTGCTTCAAGCGGATTAATTGCTTTATTAAGTACATAGTTCTCAATGAAGTCTTTTTGTTGTTTTACTTTGGGTGTTTCGAAATCTAAGATTACGTAATCATCCCAAAAGATTTCAGGTTGTAGTATATATTCATGAATCATAGTTCCTGTTTCCAAGAACTTTCCTTCAAGTTTAATACCTTTGTTATTCTTGTAATTGTAGTATTCTTTAGGACCATACATAAGGAAATGACCAATATCACTATTGGATATTCTGGTCATGTCCTCATAATATGGGATACTCGTATCCATCTTTTTCATTATCCTAGTCTTTAGTTTCAATGTTAAGGAAACTGATAATTTCATCAAGTTTAAAGTCGTCTTGCAACGCTTCTACTTCTGTTAAGAAGCACTTGATATTATCAATACTCGGGTAACTAATGTTTTCTGTACAGAATTTAGTTACTAAGTCTTTGTTCTTAATGTCAAAGTCTGCGATTACTTGCGGTAAGTAAGCCAGATTGTCAGACATTGCGAAATGACGTTTATAACGAACACGAGAACAACGGTTAATCATGTACTCTGATACACGATAAAGATCATTGCAGGTCATGAGCACAAGTTTCTTACAGCCAGATGTTGTACCATCCAAGAACTGTAATAAACGTTCTGTGCGTACGTTCTTCTCTACTTCATCAAAGATAATCACAGCAGGTGAATCAAATTTGTTGAAGAATTCGTTAAGTGCACGTCCTGAAATATCGTCTTCAATAAGAATGATAGGTAAGCCGGTTTCTAAGGCAATACGCTTGGCCATAATAGTTTTACCAGTTCCTTTCTCACCTTCCAACAATACACCAGTTGTTCCGTTGCTTGTTGAATTATAATGATCAACAACACGTTTCATGAACAGTGACTCAGCTTCTGTAGAATAAAGCTTATCAGGAAGTGAAATGTTGACTGTCTCTTGCAAATAAATTTGACCAAGCCATTCGTCATACTTCAAATAATAAGTTTTACCGTTAATTAAATCGTAGTCAATTCCTTTCGGTTTTAATACGATACTCTCTCCAGATTTAATAAATTCAGACATATTGTAATTTGTTAATTAGTTCGTTTACTTCTTTCTGAGTATGCACAATATAGTATTTATACTGCGGCATGTTGTTTACTAAGTAATACTCAAAAAGTTTCTTTTTTATTGGAAATGCATCATTAGGGAATCCTTTACATTCTATAATGAAATTATTCCCTACAAAGTCAGGTTTATATGTTATAGCCCTGTTTTTACTGTCATTAAAAGTAAAAGCTGGAAGAAGTTCATAAGTATGCTGTTCGTATTCAGCTACTATGTTTGCTTCTTTCAGCTTTTTGTATGTATATGCTTCTAGTTTTGAACGAAATTGTATTCCGTCAACTTCAACTCTGGTTGCATTTTTTATCTTTTTGTTCTAACTCTTCATCATGTTGTTTGAGTAAGTAGTTTATTTCTGACTCGATCAGTCTACTTAGAGTGTGATTTAAAGAAGAGTAGAATCTAGCTTGCCCATATTTAATTTTAATTTGTGCAAAACTAAATCCTGGTATCTTAATAAGGTCTTCAAATACTCTATCCAACATATCTGTTACTTCAGGTATATCGAATTCGAGTCCATCAAAACCTTCATCGATGTATTCATCGTATTTTTCATTGAATTCCAATAGTGTCATATAACCATTTTTTAATTGTTTCAAATCCATTTAGCTTAATTGCATCAGAAATATCTTTAGCTTTAAACTTCTTGTGTACTAAGATGGGCTCTAAGCCTGTTTTAAGGCTTATTTTGCGAAGATATTTCACTCCGGCTACATCTCTATCAAAACAAACCAAAACTCGCTTAAATCGCCTTAAAATGGCCTTCAGCACGTCGTCTGGTACAAAGGTACTTTCTGATGAAGGAGATATCGCCGGTATACCCATCTCATACAAGCACATTACGTCTTTAAGTGACTTAGTAATGATTAATAAATCTCCAGTTTTAGGCAACTGCTTAAAACCTTGTACATCATAAGGACCTAGGTTGTTACGCCACTTTGTATACTTATCACCTAACGGTCTGTATATCTTAAAGTTGTTATAAACTTTGTATGCAAACATTGGGTTTTCTGGTTTGTAAATACCTTTTACAATACCATTACATAAGTAATATTTGATACTAAACACATCAAATTTCTTTAAAGTCTCTTGAGTAATCCTGAACTGAGACCAGTAATTGATATCTACATCAGTAAATTTCTGACGTACAATACCAATTACGGTCTCCTTGGACGGTATGTATTGCTTAGAGCTATCCAATATGGTGTTGTTAGTGATGTTTAGTTGCTTCACTATATCATTTAAGACGTCTTTGTAATTACTCAGACCTTTCAGTAAAGAAACAAATTTAATAACATCACCACATTCACCATTCCCGTGGTCTTTAAAAAGTAGTTTTCCAGTCTTCTTAGAGTAAAATATACCAAATGAAGGATTTTTATCCTTTCTAAAAGGGCTTTTATATATCATACCTACTTTAAATTGACCAATATAATGAGCATATATATCGTATTCTGTTACCTTGGATAATATATATTCTAGAGTAACTGGTTCTTTTATTTTTTTCTTGTCGTACATATGCTATGGTTTAGTGTACCTTTTGTAGATTCGAACTACGTCCTTACTAAGTAAGTGTCCTGCCATTAGACGATTAAGGTTCAAAAAACGTGAGCGGTAGAATTACTACCAACTCACGTATTCGCAGCTTACGCCCTGCGTGGCAACTGTTTATCAAAGTATGCTAATTAAAACGGTAACTCGTTAATATCATCCTTTGGTGTATTTCCTGCAGCTGTATCGGAAACGTTCAACGGATCTGTTGCTGTCTCTACATCGGCTGTAACAGGTTTAACAAGTACATCACGCGGTGTGATTGTAACTTTGGAATCCTCCTTAGTTACATCCATACGCTCAATGAACTTGTTGTCATTACTTGAAGTATTCGGCAATGACAAATAACCTTTCTTGTTATAAACCAATTTAGTACGTAACAGCTTTGAACTATCTGCAATAGACAAACATTGTGCTACCCATTTAGCGAATTCCTTAAATGATTCACCTACAAAGTTCAGTTGGCTATCATCATAGAAACACGTCAGAATTTGCAACATACGTGCATACTGACGGTTCTCAGCTTCTTCAACTTCAGAAGGATCTTTCATCCAAGGTGCCATATTAGGTTTCCACTCCGTATGTTTAAACTCCTGGCCGTCTTTCTCGAAGGTAATCTCCAAGAAATCCAGACCAGTAGGACTTGTTGCTACTTTTGCAGATTTCAATTTTACATCTTCGTTGATACCTGCAACGAATGCGCTCGATTTCCGGTTTGCTGCTTCAACAGCTTTATCTTTACTATACATAAGCTTCTATTATTCTGGTAAAAATATTTTTGTCATGTCTACTGTAATGTTGTTGTTATCATCACTTGTAGCCACTGTAATTTTCTTTCCTCGAAGGTGACTTGCTCGTGCTTCACGAATAGTATTTTCACCGCCTTCAAACGAGATTACTGTCTCGTTTTTCTTGCGATATACGTATCCGATAGCATCCGCTTCTCCACATAAGATATCACCAAGTTTTCCAGTAAGGTCAATAGACATTTCTGAAAGTTCTTCACCATCTTTGTTAATCATTTTTTCTTTCACGTGAGCTACAAGAATAAATGTGTCACAAAGTGATTTGAACATATCGATAACTTTACGTACTGCTTGTCGCAGGTACATATAACCTGAACCATTTGGTAAAGTACGGACATCGTTTCCGGTGTATGCTTTGCCCATCGGAGTTTGTTTGTAGATCTGGGTTGCGTAACTCAGACACATCTCTTCAAGTCGTGTTGCATTATCGATAGTGATATATTTATATGGATATTTACCACCGTTATTTTTCATTTCCTCTCTAATTGCATTAGCAATATCTCCAAAATCAGAGATACTACGAGCTTGTACATTTAAAGAAGGAAGTGCTTGGTAACCGTTTTCAAGGTCAATAATCAAGTTGTTCTCTAATGATGCCATTAAGGTACTTTTCAATTTTGTTATCGTTAAGTTTTTTATCTTAACTTCTACAACTTCTTATTTGTTGTAGTTCAGCGTACATTTTCATCTGTTCTAGATGTTGAGCACTCTTGGGAATATTATATTTATTCAATTCCTACGCGTTACGCAGCTATAAACCCTTTCGCAATGTTTATAGTTTGTTCGGTATTAGCATCACAGCCTTCACCGATTTTGCTCAATTGTGATTTATATGATTCCTCATATAAACGGCAATATTCTTTATTACCTGCTTTAGGGCGTCCGAAAAGAATTAAAAACTTAGGATTATTAACTTTCGGTTGACTTTTTTCTTTTGGTAAAGTAATCATTACGCTGCTGTGTTAATGATCGTGTTAATGTTAATAATAACATTAGTGATCGTGGTTTTCTGTTTTTCAGTCATATTACTCGGCAGAATGGCAATATTGTTTTTCTTAGGAATATACATCATACCAATCTGAATGAAGTTCTGGTATACACGTACCGGCATACCAAACCATTTGTAATCATAACCTTTGTCGAGAGGGCAATTAATACTCTTTGCATAAGCATCGAGTTTCTTCATTGCGATATCAAAATCATCAAGAAGGTTATACTTCTCTACAAAACGTGTCTCAAATGGCAGTTTGAAACAAGGAACTTCTTCACTAACCTTAAACCAGCTATCGGGGTAGACTGCTGATACGTGATATACACTGTCCTCATTGTTGAATGCAATGTAATCACCAGGTCCCGCATATTGTACGCTAGACTCTGTTTTCGGGCCATCAATACCATCAATAGTCAGAAACGGATATTTTTTAGCGATTCGATTAATCAAAAAGTTTTTCAAGAAACCTTTATTATCGTCTGCTTTACTCGGAAGTTCAAAATAAAATGTTTTCATAATTTTCAGCCTTTAATTTTTAAATGAAATTTGTTTTTCCTGCTGCGCCTGTGTATTAGTCTCAATCAAGTTGCCATATTTCAGCTCGTTGTCAAATTCTAATATACATGGTTCTCCTGCATCTCTTACTTTTAGGAAATGTAGGTAAACCTTATTTTTTACAGGTAAACGTTGACTACCGTATATAGCTAAACCATATAATTCTGGTCTTGCTATAGCTATAACATAGTCACTTGCTTGGAAAATTGCGTCAGACGCAGACAGATCACTACGCATAGGATAGTGACTGCTTGGATTATTAAGTCTTTCAGGTTGCTCTATATTTCGGTTCATCTGTGAAATCTGTATAATACTCGTATTAGATAATTTCTTCATACGAATAAACATTTTCTGTAAATCGACTAGAGTTCCACGTTCGCTATCACCTTCTACTAGAAGGGTATGGTCTAGTATGACTATTAACCATTTGCCTTTGGCGTATTCTTCGTGGAATTTAACAATAGTTTCTTCAATCTTACTTACTCCGCAAGGCGTGTCTACGTAGTAAATAGGATAAGACTTTAGCTTGTCAGCAATTTCTTTAACTTGGTTAAAGTCACTGTCTGATAAGTCTTGTTCAGCACTATACAGTTCTGAAGTTGTCTTTCTCATTCTGTTTGAGATTGCTCTACCTACATTTCTGTAACTAAGCATCTCAAATGAGAAGCATAAAACTACTATTTCCTGTTTAGAATTAAGATCTATCAAATCATAGCTCAATGTGTTTGCAAATGCAGATTTTCCAGAACCTGAACCACCAGCTATAGTAAAGATCATGTTTGGTTCAATACCACCACAACAAACCTTATTGAATTTCTTCCATCTGGTTTTAAGAGGTTGTATTGTATGATCTTTTCTTTTCTGGATGTAGTCGATTGCCTCTTTGGATACATCTGCTACTGTTTTAAAGTAACTTGCTTCCATAAGGGTCTTCTACTTTTTGTTGTTCTTCAAATATTCTTTCATCTGCGAGGATTTCCCATTCTCTGTTGGTTATCCATTTCCACATTGTTTTCATATAACCTAATTTTCCTGTGGTCATCTTACGGTCAATATCCCATTTAAGCAAGTCAAGAATATATTCATGCATCGCTTTAGATTTACCGACGATTCGGTTATACTCTTTACGACACTTATTTACATTAGTGCGTAAGAAACCTTTAGTACCGTCTGGTCTATTTACATATATAGGATAGTTTTCGTAAAATGTATCGAACCATGATTTCTCAGGTTCAAGGAATTTTTTGGTTGTACTAGATAGCTCATAGTATGTACCATTGCTATCTTCTGTTTTAACGATTAAATCGTCATCAATTAGCTCTTGTATTTCGTTCTCGTCAATTCGGCTGACAATCTCGTGAACGTCTTGATTCTTATTTTGATTTCCATTCATTGTAAGAGCCAGGAATACTAATTGATTGATAGATATGTTTCCAAGTTTAAAAAGTTCAGTGTCTACTTCTAAAATCATAATCTTAATGTTTTTATGAGCTTAGATGACATTGTATGCGATTTTTGGTTTTAAAACAAGCTCAGTTGTCTTGGTTTTATTTCTTCTACTACCTTTATACACTCTTTCAAGTAATATCGGTAGTTTATTTTTCTTTCTGTAATTGGTTTGTCGTCCATTTTATTAAGTATAGTAATACCAGAATCTGATAATAATTTCTCATAATCAGTTCGTTTACCATGCTCATCAACTTTACATTTGTATAAGTATGGTCCATTCGTTGATGCATAGAATC